CTATTACAGAGGCATCAAAGATCAGATGCTTGTGCAAGCGGCTGGTGAACAAATCAGTGCTGTAAACGCCGCTGCAAAGTTAACAAAGTTGTTACAAATATCGGGAGGGGCTGTCTATTCAGACAACCATGAGGTGGTGGAGTTTGATGTATCACCACGTCTAGCCACCCTTATGGAGGTACTAGATGAGACCGAGCATAAGGTTATTATCTTCGTACCGTTTAAGCACACCATTGAGTTGGTTGCTAATCACTTAACTAACCAAGGAGTCACTAATGAAATAATTAACGGAGAGGTACCCGCTAAAGAGCGGTCAAACATTATCAGTCGGTTTCAAACAACCGAGTTCCCACGAGTTTTAATTATTCAACCACAGTCCGCATCGCATGGTGTTACGCTAACTGCCGCCGATACAGTAGTTTTCTGGTCGCCGGTCATGAGTGTAGAAACATACTTGCAGTGCGTAGCTCGTATTGATCGTGTCGGTCAGGTTAACAAGATGACAGTAGTTCATCTACAAGGCTCTGAAATAGAAAGAAAAATGTATCAAATGTTGCAGAGCAAGATAGATAGCCACGAGAAGTTGGTTGATTTATACAAGGAAGAGTTAGGAATAAAAGATGAATAATTTAGAAGAATTAGTAAAAGCGTACTTGACAATAAGAACAGAGCGTGAAAAAATTCTTCATGAGTATGAAGAACAAGATAAGAAATTAAAGGAAGACATGGCCCTCATCGAACAGTCGATGCTTATCGTATGTAATGATACTAATGCAGACAGCATTAAGACTCAACACGGCACTGTTATTCGCAAACTCAATGAGCGTTTTTATTGCAACGACTGGGACAATTTTAGGCAGTTTGTCCTAGACAACGAAGCCGTTGAACTGCTGGAGCGTCGTATCCATCAGAGCAACTTCAAAGAATTTATGTCCGAGCATCAGCAAGATGGTTTGCCGCCCGGTGTAAATGTAATGCGGGAATTCGGGATAGTAGTCCGCAAACCCGCCTCTAGTTAAATTTAGTTAAAGGAGTAGTCATGAGTACAGAGTTAAGCGTAGTAAATCTAAGTGCCCTAGCAACAACGGGTGGTCTTGACGAAGATACCCTAGCCGTAGCAGGGGGCAACCGTCAGGGTAATAAGCGCATCTCCATCAAAGGTGGGGTGTTCCGCAAGTATGCTGGTGGCAAAGAAATCGGTGCTATTGAAGACCGCCATATGAATGTCATCATTGTTAAAATGGCACACAAAGCCTCACGTATGTTTTACGACAAAGGCTACAAAGAAGGGGAGAAAGTATCCCCAGCTTGTTGGTCTAGTGACTCAGATAAACCCGATGAGGGAGTTAAAAATCCAGTCGCATCTAGTTGTACAACTTGTCCAAATAGCGCAAAGGGTTCAGGAGAGAACGGTTTAGGAACCAAGTGCAAGCTGTCATGGCGCACCGCAGTCGTGTTACCGCAAGACCCAGCAGGTGATGTTATGCAGTTAGTTCTCCCAGCTACCTCAGCGTTTGGCAAGGAAGATAATGGTCGTTGGCCTTTCCGTCCGTACATCCAGCACTTAGCGTCACACAATGTGTCAGCGGGCCGGGTGATTACTAAGATGGCTTTCGATACAAAATCTCCTACGCCAAAAGTATTGTTCTCTCCAGTAGGTGCTGTACCTGATGATCAGTTAGATACAATTGCCCGTCAGGCAAAAAGCGCCGCTGCCGAAGCTGCAATTAAGCTCAATGTTTTCCAAACGGACAGCACTGGGGAAGAGGCAGTTGAGGTGGCACAACCTGATGTACCTGAGCCAGTTAAGCGTGATTCAGGCGCTCCCGCTGGTGAAAAGGCTAAGGATGTGTCAGATGTAGTCAAAAAATGGTCTAAAAAGACCGCCGCTGTTTAAGGAGTAAGGAATGCCACGGACGTATAGTCAAGAGTTTGTCGACGAAGTAAACAAGCAAAACCCCAATGAACCGGGGATTGCTTTGGCGCAAGCCTGTGTAAAAGCTAACCTTCCAGCGAAGTATGTAGCAGTTGCACTAAAAGTTACAAGAATGACACTCTATAGCTGGTTCCGTGGCAAACCAATCCGTCACAAGAACAAGCAGTTAGCCGAAGTATTTACCGATCTAGTCGAAAGCGACACAGCCAAAGGGGTGTTGCCTGCAAAGAGTACCCAAGAAGCCAAGGCTTATATAGAGGAGATGATTGGTCAAAAGATTTAAACGGTGGGGGAAACCCCTATTAATTAACCAAGGCGGAGCAATCCGCCTTTTTAGACTCTGCGCATATGTTAAAACAATTTTACGAGAAAGCATTACCAAAGCAGGGTGTTTATTGCGTTAGCGGAATAGAACAAGAATCTAAAAAAATAACAAACCGTTTTGCTGAAACACTTGAAGATGTATTTAAACAAATTGAGAAGATTAAGAAACAAGGATTAAACACTTATGTAGCGTTAGGTTCGTTTGATGGATTTAGTAGGAAGGCAGATAACGGGCTGTTCTATCGGTCGTTCTTTATTGATCTAGACTGCGGTGAAGACAAAGCCGCCGAAGGCAAAGGTTACGCCAACAAAGACGATGCCCTAGTAGCCTTAGAAAAGTTTCTTGAGGAATCTGAGTTACCCCCTCCCATAGTCCTAGATTCAGGCACGGGCATCCATGCGTACTGGCTGTTAGAAGAAGACGTTCCTGTCGCTGAATATATTCCTTATGCAGAAAAATTTAAGTCTTATGTATTAGCAAGAATCAAAGCTGATGCAGCGGTGATGGCAGATGTGGCACGGATTATGCGTTGCCCTGAGACCTTGAACTACAAAACTGACCCCCCGTCAGAAAGTAAGTTTCTTAGCGATGAGATGTTTACCTATAGCTTTGATGCATTCAAAGAGTTCCTTGGTGAGGCTGAATTAGCGCCTGACGATGTGCTGGCGCATGTAAAGAAGGGTCTAGACGAGGAGACCCGCAAAGCGCTAAACATGGACAACTTTAAGTACGTCTTTGCGGAAATTGCGGAGAAGAGTCTTAACGGCACCGGGTGTAATCAGATACGTTACATGCTTGAAGAGCCTAATTCTGTGACACGGAATCTGTGGGCTGGAGGCTTAACCATAGCCGTACATTGCGAAGATGGGGCGACAGCTATCCATCAGATGTCTGAAGATTACGAGAACTATAACTATGATGAAACAGAAAAAACTGCCCATTCTTTTAATGCTCCAAGAACCTGTGATTGGTTTTACAAAGAAGACCCAAGTAAGTGTGAAGGATGTCCTCACAGAGGAAGAATCAAAACTCCCATCGTCCTTGGAAAAGAGTTCCAAGTTGCAGCCTCGCCAAGTAAAGAGGACACAGTTTGGCAGGCACCGACTGCCGAAGAAATTCCTACTTTCCCAGACTTCCTAAGACCGTTTGCACGGGGTATGCATGGCGGTATTTACTTTATGCCCCCACCCAAGGTAGATAAAAAAGGCGTAGTACACAACCAAGTACCAATACAGATTCTTCCATACGACCTGTATCCTGTTCAGCGTTTGTACAGCAAGATAGATGGTGAGTGCCTAACAATGCGCTTGGTTCTTCCTAATGATGGCAAACGAGAGTTCTTACTGCCAATGAAACATGCATATGCACAAGAAGAATTTAAAAAAATCATGATTAGTAATGGTGTTATGCCACAAACCGATCATGTGCCACACCTAATGAACTATGTAATTAAATGGGAACAATACATGATTAACTTTCAAAAAGCCGAAATGATGCGTATGCAGATGGGCTGGACTGAACCTAAGTTTGATGGAGAATGGGAAAAGCGTGCTTTTGTAATTGGCAACAGCGAAATTACAGCTAGTGGAGAGATTATTAAGTCAGCTGCTTCTCCTATGGTGCGGATGATTGCCCGTCATTTAAAACCTGTGGGGTCGTTTGACAGATGGAAAGCTGCCGCACAAGAGCTAAATAGGCACGAGCTAGAAGTCCATGCATTTGGCATGCTGTGTGGGTTTGGTTCTCCGCTTATGGAATACATGTCGACTTCAGGCGTTGTGCTTTGTCTTACCGGCGGTTCAGGTAACGCTAAGACTGGTGCAATGTATGCCGGACTAAGTATCTTTGGCAATCCAAAAGAACTAAGCGTCTTTGACGCAACTGACAACGGTATGACAGGGCGCTATCTAGGGTTGCACAGCTTAATGCTAGGTATCGATGAGATTAGTAATAAAGATGGCAAAGTACTTTCTCAGCTGATACATAAAATATCGCACGGTAAAGCCAAGATTAGGATGCAAGCATCTGTTAACGCCGAGCGTGAATACGAGCAATCAGCGGCACTTATTGCACTCTTTACTAGTAACCACTCAATCTACGGCAAGTTAGAAGCGGAGAAAGCAAATCCTGATGGTGAGGCAGCTCGTGTAGTTGAGTTTATGGTTAAGAAGCCCAGCATCCTACAGGGTGAGATGGGAGGTACTTTGGGACGGCAGATATTTGATACGTTCCGTACTAACTTTGGGCATGCTGGTTTCCCCTATATCCAAGAGGCGTTAAGGCTTGGCGATAACTATATAGAAGACAGGATTGGCTACTGGCGGGAAAGGTTTGTTAGAGACTTTGGCAACGATAATACCTATCGCTTTTACGAGAACTTAATAACTGCAGCAATGGCTGGGGGCGACATAGCAACATCCGCTAATTTAATAACGCTAGAGCTAGATCGTATTTATGACGATACTGTTAATCGTATGATTCACGTCCGTGAGAACATTATTAAGGTTAATAAGATTGACTACGAGTCTATCCTTGGTGACTTTATGAACATGCACTTACCTAATACGCTGGTTATTAAAGACGGTAAGATGACGTATGAACCTAGGGGCCAACTCGTAGCGCGCTGCGTCTCTGAAGAAAGTCTTTATCAAGTGTCTAAAACTAAGCTCAAAGAGTACCTACAGCAAAAGCACATCAACGTGCCTGAGTTCGAGGACTATATGAAGCAGAAGAATATCTTAGTCGACACTAAGAAGGTAAGACTAAGTTCGGGATGGAAGAGCACAGGCAACGCTGAAAACGTCTGGGCTTACAACTTCAAGTCAACCTTACCTGATATACCGTATGGAACCGACGAAGATAATTGAACCTGAATGGCTGTTGCCATTTGAAAATATGGAGATTGGGGATAGTTTCTTTATCCCCACCATGCGTCCGCCTGAGCTTATTTATTCTATTGACTGTGGTGCCAAGCGTGCCGGCGTCCGTGTAAAGTCATACGTTACAACTAAAGAAGGGTACATCGGCGTACGCTGCTGGCGCACAGGTTAAGGCTTTAGGCCGTATGCCTCGTATGTTTGTTTCATGTTGTACTTAATAATATTTTGAGATAAAGCATTTACTTTAAGCATTTCAGATTTATCTTTTGGCGTTAAATTTTGATCGCGTCTAATACGATTAGCTTCTTCACGAAGATCTTTTAGTTGGCTGCCTACAGTGTCTTTATATATTTCAACAACGGCTTCTATAAAAGGATCATCAGCTAATATCTTAGAATACAGTTCTGGCTTAGTCTCAGCAGCTGCAAGTTTTCTTTGTTTCTCTTCGATCTTAGCTTCAAGCTTTTTAAACTCACGGCTATCTACGTTAGGCACGGCGCCAATAAACGAACCAACAAGTGGTAAATCTGTTTTAGCCTTAAATTCTTTTGTGCCACCAATTAAATACGAAGCGTTGACAATAGCATCAACAACCCGTGCCGGGCCGTCTATATAACTATTGGCGAGGAAATAAAGAGTATTAGGTGATATATCAATAGATCCAGCGCTTGACTCAAATAAATTAGTAGCTAAGATTTTATAAGTCTCTGGAATGTGGTCACTACCAAGATATGCATCCCCCATGCGGCGGTTAGAGTCATTGTAGATGTCTTGTCCAAGACCATTCTTATTCATAACAAACTCAACCAAAGGACGTAATGTGCTTGGTGTTAATGAGTCTGCTATCCACGCCGCTGGGTTATCGCTAATTGGCATACGAGATACTGGGATTGGCACAAAGGAGTCCAGCATAATCTGTGTTGCAAAATTACCCAACGCATCGCCAATTGACTGTTGACCCGACATAACCCCAGCAAGTTGCGCCCCGCCAGATGCAAACGCGCCAAGTCCAAAGCCCCAAGGCACCTGTAATGGATTTTCAAACCCAGGAATGTAAAACCGAGCAAAGCGAGTCCACTGGCTCATGTCATCGTTCATGACCTTGTTTCTGCCCAAGTCATCTTCATCCGCTGCCATTATTGCCATGTAGTAAGCAAGCGCACCAGCTCCTCCTAAAGCAAGAGTCATGTAACGTGCAGCTTTTTGTCTTGCGGCATAGTTAGCTTTAAATTCAGCCAATGCGGCTGGGTCTTTTGAAATTCTTTCTGGCAGCGCAGCAACAACTTTATCTAGATTTTGGAATGCTGGGGCAACAGCCTCAATAGCACGGACGGCGCCTGTAGCAGAAGGACGGAAGAACATAAACGCAGCGCCCATTTCTCTACCGTATTTACCGACTTGCTCAAAGTTAGCTAGATTCTTAGCGTAGGCAGCAGCACGTACCTTGGCAGCAGTTTCAGTTGCACCATGATCTCTAAAATTCTTCTTAGCGATAGCATACGCTGCGGAGCGGCTAGCCAATTCAAACATATCAGTCCAAATGTCAACTAATCTATTGAATTGATCCCAAGTCTTAATTACTCCGCCACGCCCTACTTCTTTATATAGTTTTTCAGCGTTGGACTTTAGCGAGATACCTTGGAGGTACTGCACCATGCCGCCCTCTTCGATAAACTCAACCATCTCTTTATAGATAGGATCTTTCTTAGCAAGCTCCCTAATCTTGGTGTAGTCTTTGGTTTCATACAGTCTGGCAATCTTCATGCCCTTACCTAAGCTATTGCCGGTTACTACTTTATTAGCAATTTGCGTAATAAATCTTGCGGCTTCTCCTGGACCCATCTCAGCACCAATTGCCCAAGCGTTAGTCAATGCGTCACGCACAAAGTTTAGCGGGGCAAAGTTGTAGTTATAGCGGGTATGCATCATACCTAGGCTACTTGTAATCTTATTAGCAACGTTAGTTAACGAGTTAGTATCCTTATATGTACGGCGAATTGCTTCACGCAAAGACTTATCTCGGATAGCAATAACGTCAATACTTCCATCTTCGTTGTAGTGGAATATGGTGTTTTCTTTGGGTAGCGCTTTTAAAATGTTCTCGTCTTGACGTTCTTCAAAGGTAATACGCTGTAAGACTTCGCCTTCTAAAAGTCCTTGTCCGTCAGGATTTAGATCGACTTTCTTGCCGTCAACAGTCTTTGTACTCTTACCTACAGAGTTCTTAATAGCTTGAGTAAGTTCTTTTCTGCCAGCACGCATTGCTGCACGTACAGCATCTGACATAGATTGGAGTATTGGATTGTCAGAGACAGACACACGCCCATCAAACCCGTGAGCAACTTCTTGTAACTCTTTACCCATCTTGGCGCTGTCAAAATCCATCATTTCGTCAGCTTCGGAATGCTTATCGACACCTTTTAAAGGCACATAGTTTTCAAACCCGTAGAAAGCTACACGGTTACTAACCGGCTGTGACCAGTAGTTGGCTGCCTTATTAAGGTCCGTAGTAACCCTATGCAGTTCTTTAACTTGTGCAAACACATCATCTACTAAAGCTTTAATCTTAGGGTCAAGTGCTTCGTATTTTAATCTTTTAGCTCCAGCGGCTTTTGGACTTACGCCGGTTGCGTTGTAATCTTCGTGAGTAGGATCAACAGTTTTTTTGCCAGACGGGCTAAAACCAGCTGGGGTTACGTATTTAGTATTAGGTATTTGTTTGCCGTTGGCATCCGTTGTGAAGACGATAGTATTTAACTCAGACCTAAGAGCTCTTGCCTGAGCATCCGTAATAGTCTTAGTGTTTAGGATCTTCATGATCTGCGCACGGCGATCAGCAGCGCTAATCATAGTGCCGCCTTGCGGTATGTCTTTTATAGTAGACAGCGGTACCGTCATAACGTACTTAGCTAGGCGACGCTCAGGATCGTGTAAGGCTTCTGCAATTCGATGCAGCATATCCATGACATCTTTCATTTCCATGCCAGTAGTCTTAGACAACTCATACACGGCGGTATTTAGCTTCTCGTAGGTACCTTCTACAAACTCATTAAATATGTTCTTGGCGCGGCTAGTACTTAAGGTAAGCTGATCGTAGATGTTATTGATCTTGTTTTTACCTTCGTATATGGTTTTATTAGCTAAGTCATTTAGATCCTGCCAACGTTTAATTGGATAGCGCTCGTTTTGTAAGGCGGTGGCAACTCGTCTCCAGCCCTCTTTGGTAAAGAACAAGTTTTTTATGTATTTAAAATCTCTTGGCTGATGCTCTTCAGACAGCGCATAGGCAGACTCTTTGCCTGGGGTTGGCATGATTTCTTCGTCATCCCGCAACTCAAGTGGCTTCTTAGGCTCTGCACCAGCTTTTTTGGCTGCAAGAGGCGCTACTTCAATACCAGCTTCAGGCGCAGCTAAGACACGCCCAAATATCTCTGACATCTCTAATAGCAAGTTACCTTCGTAGCCAGGGAAGGTAGTTAAGAACTTTCTAGCTTGCTTAACTGTCTTTTGCTTTTTAGCTTTTATTTCTGTTTCTTTACCCTCACCCGCTAGAGATGGTGCAGTAATTGAGCCTAACTCTAATGATTCAATCTCATCTAAAACTGCATTTTGATACAGCTCGTCTGGGTCCATTGAACTATATTCTTTGGCGACTTGCTGATACATCTCAGCAGTTAGCTCATTTACTTCAGACTTGGCGCTATATAAGCCAAACATCTTGCTAAGTGCTTGAGTAAATTGCTTCCAAAGCTCCATAGCCCTGCCTGTATATTTAGCAAGGGGGCGAACCTGCATTTCAGAAAGAGCAATTTGGAACTTATTGTCAGTTAGCGCATAGCTAACAAACTCGTATAGATTTTCGTATGCGTTCTTAAATCTATTACCCAACCGTTTTTTAGAGAAGTCGTATATCTTCTGTAAATGTTCGGCAGCCTCCCGTTGCTCCGCAGTAAGTTTGGAAGGGTCAGTTAAAAACTGATTGATAATTTTTACAGTGCCTGCGTGAACAATCTCATGGAGAACAGTAGCCTCATCAAAACCGCCTGGCGTAAAGTAAAAAGTATCTGTCTTAGGATCGTACTCAGCTAATTTGCCTTCTTTCTCCAAGCGTTGAATAGTCGCATTGTTCGGGTCTGTTACGACTGTAGACGTAAATCTTAGTTTATTTAACGAGTTAGCTAAGATCCTAAAAGTCAATGCAGTGGCACGTTTACGTAGCTTGGCAAGATGAGCGTATGCCTGACGATAAGTTTTGTCTCCTCTTTCAGGGCGTAAAGTTTTAAGTCCTTCAGCGCTTGTTATAAGGTCAGATAGAACGCCATTTATATCTCCAGCTATTAACTTAGCTTTTGTTGCTTCAGATATGGCTTCGCCTTTGCCCTGTGCAGAAGCCTCCGCTGCGGCTTCTTTTGCAATGCGCTCAGCAGCTGTGACTTTAGATACTTCCTCAGTACCTTTTAATTGTAGGTTTCTAACACCCTCACGAGATACTCCACGAAGACCTTTACCTTCTTTCTCAAGTTGTGCAGCTACGGCATCAAACCCCGCATCCTGCTCAACAGGAGTATTGTTTTTAACTCTGGAGGTATAAGCAGACTGTGCTTCTGGGGACAGTTCACCCCATGCTGGTAAGTCAATAACTAACGCACGTTGATAGGCTTTACGGCTTTCTTCGTAGCCGTTTACTATGCGTTGTTCAGCTGGTTTAAGACCAGAACCTTTCTTCTGTTCTTTATATGCAGCTAATGCTTTAGCAGCATTGTCGTAGTCAGCTAAAACAGCATCGGCGGGTAGTGTCGCTAAATACTTATCTCGTTCATCTAAAGTTAAATCCTTCCATTGAGGTACGGTAACACCCTGTTCTTTTAACTTAACCCTAGTCTTTTCATATTGTTCACGTATATCGGCGTCGGTTTTAGGCTGAGGTATATTTTCACCAGCAATTTGTTCTAATGCAGCTTGACGCTCTGCCTCCGCTGCCGCAGCTTGTTCTTGGTCTCTTTTAAGTCCAGCTTCGTATTCTGCAAGATTGGTAGTTGGAAACGCTTCGTTCCTAACAGGAGGGCCTATTTTTGACTCCTCAAGAGCTGCCCGTGATTGAGCTGCTAAATCTTGTTCTGGCTGAGCATAATAATCTTCACCGGTTATTTCTTTATATCGTTTAGCCCTTCTAGGCTCAGATTCTTTAATAAACTCATCAAGTTCATCTTGAGCTTTTCGTAGAGCTATTTTTTCTTTACTGTTTTCTGATAGGTCTTCAGCACGTCTTTCTGCTTTTTCTGCGGCTTTTAGACGCTTTGTTAGTTTCTTTAAAGTTTCTAAATCTTCTTTTCCGCTAGGTTCTAATGCAGGCTGCTGTGCTCTTGCTCCGTCTTCAGCTGGGCTAATAGCACCTTCAGCGCTAACCACTCCAGGTCGTCCATCAACGGTAGCTCCTGCGGGGGCTCCTCCTGGTGGGGGTCCTCCAAGAACTTCAGCGCCAACTCCACCTGCCGTAGTGTCAATCGGTTTAGTAACATCTTTACCTCCTTCGGCTAACTTAGCCTTTAGCATTGCTATCGCATCTACGTTTTTAGTGCCTACTGGGATAGTTATTCCAGCTTCTTTAGCTAGTTTTCTATAGTCGGATTGTTTAATTTGAAGCCCAGCATCAACCGCAGCTAAGTAAGATGGTAAGTCTGTATATGTAAGGGCAGGCGTAGGGGTGGCAGTAGGGGCTGGCGGAGGCGCCATGTCTTTTTGCAGTAAGTCGCCGGCGCTATTAATAACAGGATTTAGTTGAAGCTCTAACTCACTATCAACAACAGGGGGTGGAGCTTGGTTTTGTAGAGTAGCCTCTTGGTTCTTAACCTCTTGGCTTTTATCTTCATCAGCGATGGTTTTGTTAGCATCAGGTTTGACTTCTGGCGCACCAGGCCCACGGATACCAACAGCCGAGCCTACTAATGCACCAACAGCGGCATCCCGTGCAGCGGCACCCGCTACACCTTCAAATGTGCCAACATTAAATCCTTCTTTCTGTAAGCCACGGTTAACGGCAAGTTGTTCTTGACCAGCCTGCACCCCTTCTAGTGGAGCTTCAGCCGCCGCTGCTTTAGTCATGCGACCTACAAGATTAGAACTTAGTTTGGCAGATGCACCGGGGGTAAGCAAATTCTCAACACCAAACCGAGCAGCTACGCCGCCTAATGCGGTACCGCCCATAATGTCTAGGAAGTTAGCGCCAAGGTATTCTTGGGCTTGTTTAGCTTTTGCATCAGCCTCTTGTTCACTAAGACCAGATTTAACTAGTTCGTTCTTAACGTTATCGTATAGAGAACCTTTTACTGATCCAGCTCCTTGCGCTGCACCTACTACAGTATTAAGAGCACGTACCACGGGGGCAGTTAACCTACCAACTGCACCAACTATGCCTGTGCCAACATAGGGAACAATAGAGCCAAGACCTTGTGCCAAAGATTGTACTGGGGCTTCGGCTACACCAGCTAGGAAAGTACTTATCTCATCACCAACCGTACCAGTTTTAGCAGCCTGTTGTTGCAAGTCTGCACGACGAGCCATCTCAGCTTTACGCGCTGGGGTGTACTCTTCACCTAGTTGATTCTGAATATCGCCTAGCTTTTTAGAGACAACGTTCTCAGCACCAAACACGTCAGTTAGCGCTTTGGCTGAACCAACAACACCTTGTTTTAATGCAGTAGCGGTATCAGCAAGCGAGAACCCAGCGCTAGGCGGAGGTGGTGGGGCTTCTTCTTTTTGTTTAACACTAGGTAATATATCTCGCTCAATAGCGTTGATAATGTCCGCTTGTGACATCCCGTCAGGAAAGTTAACTTTCCCAACACCAGGTACATTAACAGATGGCATAGTTATTGTGGTGCGTAAGTAAAGGAGCCGTCTTTATTCTGTACTAGTTTACCTCCAGGTGCAGTAGATGTCGGTTTAGCACTAGGTGTAGGTGTTGTCCCAGTAGCCTGAACTCTAGACATTTGATCTATTAAAGAATTAACTTGTTTGTATTCAGAGAGCAATCCCGATGCTTCTAGTTTTGCATCTAACTGATCTTGAGCTTTTTTCTTTATTTCGGCAATTCTAGGGCTATTTTCAGGATTAGCCATCTCCGCTTGCATCACAAGTATTTTATTTTCTTTCCTAACGTCATTTATTTTTCCTTGAATAGCTGTGCGTCGGGTCATTAAGTTATTTAAAACTTTATCATCACCCCCACCAGTACCTTCAGCCCGCACTTTAGCTGCTTCCAAAGAACGTTGGCTAGATAGATTGGATGCAGCAAAGGTAAGAACGTTACCAACTTTGCCTTTTAGATCAGCAGATAATTTCTGTTTAAGTTCAGCAGCTTTGTCAAACTCGCCTGCTCTCTCCAAACGCTCTGCTTTATCCAAGCCAGTAATACTTGCGTCGATGTCTCTAAGAATCTTTTTCTGCTCTTTGGAGTCAGTAATAAAGTCAGGCACTTTGTTTTTAAGTGCAGTTAAACCAGCAGCAATTGAGTTGCCTGGGGTAGACCCCCACGTTGCAAAGAACTCAGCCATGCGCATCCAGTTTTGACGAGTAGCTTCTTCTTTAGCGTTAGCCTTCTCAGCCATCAATCTTGCACGCTCTTTTGGAGTGAACTCATCCGGTCCAATGTATGCACGGCGCTCAGCCGCTATTTCAGAAATAGTTTTTTCTGGGGCGTTTGCTTCTTTAAGAGTACGCTCAAATAATTTGTCAAGCTCAGGATTACCTGTTCTAAGTGCAGAAGTAATACCAGCAGGAGCGGCGGTTGGAGCAGCAGCTGGAGCAGCAGGAGGTTTAGCAGCTGCTGGAGGAGTTTGAGGTACGTTAGTTTCTGTGCCAGTACCGGGAACAGTTTTAATACTAGTAGGGGTTGGAGCGGGCGCAGCAGCAACAGGAGCCGGAGTGGGCGCAACGGCTTTAGCCTCATCAGGCGTTGAATACGCTGTAGCGCGTTTTAAATTTTCTTCTTGTGCTTTACCTAAATAATTTTTTAGCTGCTGGTATGGAGTCACTCTATCGGCTTCGGCAGCTTGCCGTTCACGATACTCCCGCATAATTTTTTCTTCTTTACTTTCTTCGCGCTCAACTGGTAAGTTACCCTGCGGTAACGTCAAAGTATCTTGTGCAAAAGTTGGTAACCTAGATGAACCGCCAGCTTGGAAGGCAATAATCCCACCGCTAGCCTTACCTACCTTGTCACGTAGAACTTTCTCAGCTAAGCGTTTTGCTATTGGGCTAGAAGATTCTTTAATGTAGTCTTGGAGTTCGTCAGGGCTCATGTCGTAGAGTATTCCTTCTACGTTGTTACTTATGCCACCTTCTCTATACGATTTGATACCAGTTGTTGGTTTAAACTCACTGGGAAGGCCACCCTCCTTACCGCCTTGGAATACTCTACCAAGCGAACCAAGAGCACCAACAGTACCGATGCCTTGTGTAAGTGCATTAGGTGCAGCAACATACTGGTTAGTAGTAGCAGACTGCATTGGTAGACCACGCAACATATTAGACATGACGCCAAGTTGCATGAGCGGATACTGCTGAGTATTAGCCCAGTCTTGAATAGCCTGATTAATCTTCTGTTGCTCCATAGCTTGTTGCTGAGCACCCATTGAATACTTAGTAGCAGCCACATCTTTTTGAGCCGCTAATTGCTGTGCGCCTAGACTGCCTAAGCCAGCACCAGCTTGTCCCATCTGACCGTAACCCTGCAAGCCAGTTTGTAGCCCTTGCATCCCTAGTTGAGAACCAAACTGTTGAGCCTGTTGTGCCTGCTGGAACGCAGCTTGACGACCTTGCGCCTCAATACCTTGTAACTGACTTGTTAAATTACGTTGAGCTTCTGCTTCCATTAACGCTGCACGATTACCACCAAACGCGCCTTGCCCAACACCTTGAGCTTTACGAAGCTGTTGCCCGATGTTGTAGTCACGCAATGCTTGACCTTTTTGATAGTCAACCACGTTTTGCATGTATGGAGACATATAAGCTTGTTGAGCGGCGGGGCTTGTTGCCATTTGAGCGTATTGTTGTCCAGCACCCATTGCTTGTTGCGCTGCACCAAGAGAACCTAAACCTGCGCCTAAAGTGAAATCTGTAGCTGGCGCAAATTGTCCTGGAACTTCTAACTGCCCAGTTGCTTGCATAGCCTGCTGTTGAAGCGGGCTCATTGGCGCTACATAATCAGATACATTAGTGCTGTAAGGTTGATAAGGACGAAAGCCAGTAATCTCGTTACCGTCCATCGTAAACAACTGCTTCTGGGTAGCACCCAGCATGGTCTCAACATAAGGCTGGGCATATTCAGGAATGTTGGTCTGGTATGTAGTACCTGTACTAGTAGTAGAAGCTGGACCGCCGCCACCGCCCCCACCAAAGCTAAGCTTTAGACTGAAAGAAAAAACATCTTTCCAAAATTTAATTAGATTCATAATTTGACTTCCACCAAAATGGCTTTTTCTTCAAAGCCAAAACGTTTCCATAATCTAGCCACTGCCTCTTTTGCCATGCCTTGAATCTTAGTAGCACCATTCCCTTTAAACACCTCAGACATCTGTGCAAAGGTTTCTGGACTTGTCACTAATTTTCCACCTATTGAGGTAACAAATGCAACTCTATCGTTAGGATAGTTAATAAATGACACTGTAGCAGCGCCATGTATTTCTGCGTTCTCATCTGTTGCCACTAGCAGCATCATCTGCCCTGTCACTAAATAAACTTTAATTTGTTCGGTCGTGTACTCTGACCCACCAAACTTCTCTTCTGCACTCTTAATAAACGGCTCAACCCTAGACCAAACTTGGTTTACTAGTTGAACCGGTACTGGCTGGACTTTAAATGTCATGCAGGCATGTACTTTTTAGGTTTAACTGCAGGAGCCTGCTTCTTCTTACCTGTTCTAGCCATGCGCACTTTGTCCATCATCTCATGCAACTTCTTAGCGCCAGCGTCCGTAGAGCCATTACCTAAGTGACTAACCACATCAGCTGGAACTACAAACTCACCATCTGCTAGGCGGGCTGGCTGCCTTCTACCAATTACTGCTGGGATGTTATCACTCATGCCATCCCCTGGTCCTTTAAGTAAACGAGGGTTTCCACCATCAGCATAACCACCTAAGTTATAACCCATGATTCCGCCGGATGCGGCCTGCTGTGTTCCGGGTGCAGAAAAGTTAAGTGTGCCCATCGGAGTGGGGCGTGCCATAACAGGACTACCAGTATTAGCTCTTTTACCAATTTTGCCTTGACGAATCAAAGTAGCGGTTAAAGCATCCTGATATTTAGTGTCTGGATCGGTATCTTCCATAATCCCTACACTTCTTACCCAAGCTGGCTCGTCTGGGGCTGTAGGCTTTTTGCCCTCCATCATGGCATGGTAACGTTGAAACTCGCCATAAGAATCTCGCTCTCTTGGTGTGCCTTTTGCAAAGCTGGCAATACCACCTTTTGCCATACCAGCAGCACTTACTAGGGGGTTGGAGCGTTGATAAGAAGGCTCAGTCTCCAGCATTTCTAAACTAGCAGGGCGCTGAGTAGGGACAGCATACTGGGTTTTATCAATCATACCTTGTGGATACAAGCCACCTTGTGGGTTAATTGCCGTATTCATAGCCGTCATACGCTCTACAGGACCACCACCGCCTTGCAAAGAGATAATTCCGCCCGATGCATAAGTAGGTCTGTAGACATTAGGTTGACTATAAGGACCAGGTTGGAAGTTGGGCGACATGCTGTACTGCCCTTTGTAAGTCCTTTTTTGCTCAGGGGTTGCCTGTCCGGTAGGCTGATTAAGCGCTCCTGTCATGCTAAGGGCGGTGTAGCCAAGAACAGCCGACTTAAATGGGTTTTTGTCTATCCATTCAGTAGCGGAATTAAAGCCTTCCATAAATGGATTTGTAGGAGGTTCACTAACTAAACTAGGAGAGTTTATAGGTACTTCAGGTGGTGTTCCGGGAGGGGTAGTAGCTAAAGGCTGAGCAGGAGTTACCCCTGTTTCAGCTGCGGTCATTTGTGCTAATTCTGCCCGAGTCATACTAGTAGGAGACGGGCTAGGGGTTGGGGTTGGGGTTGAAGGATAACCAGCCGCTTGCAATTCAGCCGCACTTAATTGTGTGGGAGGTCCTGGCTGATAGTTCTGCATCATATTTAAAATAGACTGATCAGACTGGAAACTAGCTACGTCAGATGTAGCTGGGCCGGAAGCAGTTTGAATGCCGGGCTGAGCTACTTGTTCAACACCAGCTGGAGGGGTTGGGGTAGCTGGCGCTAAGGGGGTTGCCGGAGCGGGCGGAACAGCAGCTTGACCTACAGTTTCAATACCAGCAGGGGGCAGGGGAGTTGCTGGAGGTGGGACAACGCCAGGTGCGGCTTGCAAAATACCACTAGCTTCAGGAAGAACAGTCCCTGCAACTTCAGGTAGCGCTGTAGCGGCAACTTCGGTAATAGCGGGAGCGGCAACAGCAGGAGCGGCACTAGCGGCGGCAGTAGTAGCGGCACTAGCAGCGGCGGCTTCAGCGGCGGCGGTGGCAGCGGCAGCCATAGCGGCTTCAGCGGCGGCAATCTCAGCGGCGGTCATTGCGGCTGTACCAGTAGCAACCCAAGTCATAATTTTTCTCCTTCAATCCTCATTAAGTCATTAACGGACGCTATCAATCCTATGTCTCCATAGTCTGGTGCTATAACTTCCTCTTCGACTTTACTTAAATTTTCTTCCCCAACATGCTCAGTTAAATGTATAGTTGTCCAGATAGTATCTTCATGCGCATATACGGCACGCTTTAGACCTACTTCTGACACAAATGTACATGGTCCTTCTAACTCTTTCTTGCCAAATTCTGTAAACACCGTAACGCGCCCTTTTGAGATGATGTTAAGGTGTTGATGCCTATGTATTTTACCTATAACTAAGGAGCCTTTCCGTAAGAGTATTTCTCTGGCATAGGTACAGCATCCGTATTTCTCGTCAATTGGAGAGAAGTAATGTTTTAACGGACTATCGTCAGGTACCAATTGACCAGAAGCTACCTTATCTTTAAGCCCTTTCTCAACAGTTAAGACGTCTTGTCTAAACTTTACTCTGTCTACAGAATTTTGTATAGATGTTGTCATTATTGCGTTAAGTCATAGAAAGAAATGGATCCAACACCGTCTCCAGTAGTAGCTCCAGATATGGTTCTGACTCCCAAAGTGTATATATCACTGACCCCTGCCAAAGAAGCACCGAGCTGAGTGTCCCAGTTAAATCCTGTTGGGGCTATTGTGCTTGCCTGACCACCACCGCCAGAGTTAGCAATATAGCCAGTCTGAACAATCGTCCCTGCCGTAGCAATAGCGGTAGCTGCAACGTCAAACTCCACATTAGCGTCCGATGACACAGCACTCCATGAAGCACCCGTCAAAACAGGGTTTTTAATTAGTGCAAGCTCATAGTTTTGGTTAGTTGTGGGCTGAAACTGAATCCGATTGGGTATCACTACAGCACCTAAAGCACTTGAAGCCAGCCTTATAGAGATCACTGGGAGAAAGTTTGCGGCTGTATTAATGGTAGTAAGAATAGTAGTGCGCCTAGCTACGTGTTCAATAGATGTTTGTTCATACCCCCCAGACGAGTACACACTAGAACAAATCTGTTTCATAGACGAGCTTGAAGCTGTGCCAGCCGTATTGCTAATCTCGTATCGGACAGGCAGGATAGCCGTGGTCATATAGACCGAAGTGTTTACGTTGTCGTTGTGGAAGGTATGACAGATAACAAACTGCCCATCAATAAAGAACCCGCACCGTACATCCCCTACCCCTAGCCACTCAAAGTCAATAGCTAGAATCTGACTTTTAGTTACATCAATTGTGCGACCGCTTGCCCCAGTACCGTCTAACTTATCTCCGTTCCAGTTGGCTTGGGTAATCGTAGTATCTATAGGCGCACCGCTGGTATAAGACCGTAAAACAAAAGCTAGGGTGGTGTCATTTTGCTGGAAAAACACCCCGTTCTGGGTATTAAAGTAACCTACCCGCTGGCGAAGTCCAGTCTTACCTTGATTCATTACAAAAGTAGCCAATAGCCCAAGACCCTTGCCTGGTTGGTATGGCATTGTTCGGTAAGATTGACGAACTACCTCAGAACCACTAGAAGTGGTAACGCTTAATTGAACGCTTGCCTCGTTAGGAAGAAACGTAGTAGACCCCCCAGTAGCCGTGCTGGTGTCAAACTGATTATCAATAGCATAACGATTTTGACTATCAAATAACGTATAAGGTGACGCTGTAACTAAGCGATTAAAAGCATCTACGTTAGTAGGCGGAAAAGTGACATAGGTTGGGTCTGTTATTGTTCCACTCATGGTTTGTGCTAGCTCCGCTAAAACGTTATCAATCTGGTTAAAGTACAGACGCAACGCATTGTTTAACTGGTCAACATAAAGCTGGGAGTAACTTACTGGGGCAATGAGTAAGTTAGGCGCTTTTGGCGGCCTAAGCTCCAAGGTTTTAATTTGGGGGTTGACTGCCATTACCTGCGTCCGTCGTTACGAATATCAATCCGTGGGCTACCTAACTGCCAAGCCACTCCTAAGCTGTTTGACTCAATCCTAAAGGCAAGCTGACGACCACGTAAGCGGGTATAGACCTGACCAGTAAACTCTTGAATGTTATATGTCGGCGCACCTGAAAAGTTATCCGCACTAGTTACTTCTGGGTCATCTGCCGTGCCATAAGGCGCACCTGAGTTTCTACGAGGTTTAACCTGCATAGTTACATAGGGGTTATTGACATTAGAGCCATTAAAGTTAATGTCAGGCAAAATGCGCCATACGAAGCCAAAGTTGTGTCCATCACCGATGTCAAAGTCAGAAGACTGAACATAAGCATTAATCGGCACCGCTGTTCCTCCAGCAACATCATCCACTGCAGCCTCATGGTACAGGATACGATTATTAGCATCTGCCGCCATTGGGTATTGACGTAAAGGCGAGTCTAACCAGAAAGTACGCTCCATGGTGCCGTAGTACCAGACACGCTCTAAGTAGTTATAGATCACATACTTATTTATTGTGTTGCTTCCTTGAGAGCAGTAGAACCACCAAACTTCACTATAACTCTCATTACCCCCACAAAATACTTGGAAGGCTTGGTCTTTATTAATATCGTCAAAAATGTACTGCCACAACGAGCAAGGTAGGGTCTCAACACGACCAGAGTACGTGAAGAACTTATCGACACCCATCCAATAAGTGACGTTGTTTACCGTAATAGCTGCGTTAGGCGACATGATGGAGATGTTGTCCATCAAAATCTGAAAGCCCCAAATATAAGGAGGTCCAAGGTACTGCATCGAATAAATAGCAGAATCGGTCCAAACTAGAATCTCTTGGCGGGTTGCTTTAGCACAGACAATAACCGAACCATTAGTTAATCTAAATTCACCTGACTGATTAGTCACCGCAGGTACCCACTCGTAGGGGTTTTCTTGGTCAGACCATCGTACTAGCATTGGGTCAAAGGCAGTCTCTGAGTCCGTTGGGTCGTAAGGATTAGCCCCCATACAGACAATAAAACGCTGAATTGCAGACGCTACTACCTGGAAAGTCTTATTTGGAACAAACGTGCCGTCATATCCAGCAGAAGTAGATTGAGTAGCTAAAGACTGAGCCCTAGTTGTAAGTCCGCCAGCAGTAGCATCAGGATAGGTTTGACCATCGGGCAACCAGTAATACACGGGGCCACCACGGGGCGCTATAAAGAGCCATTCACCATAGTTGTCATTACTCCAAAGTCGTAACTGATCTTGCACCCCACCACTAAAAGACGAACCCCAAGTACCACGGCTCCAAGGACCAGAACCCCAGCCAGTGCCTACTACAGCAAGATCTAGTCCAATAGGATACTCATACTCAATCTTTACAGTAGCGCCACCCTTACTAGTATCCGAAGCGTTTGCAGTGACTGGGAGGGTTATGGTGTAAGCCGTAGCATTCACAACAGTTGTTACCGTGTAAGTTGTGTTTAAGACGTTAGCCGTGACGTTACCGCCAAGCGTTGTAGCGCCTGAGATAATAATGTAATCACCGACGCTAGGGTTGTATGTGGCATCAACAACTGTTAGGGAAGACGAGTTAGCCGTAGCCGTAAATGGACCTGCTGGAGCGCCAAGCAAGTTAGAAGTATGGATTAGCGGGGTAACGTTGTTATAAAAGCCACCAAGTTCAATGTAGTATTTTTTACTTGTGCCAACGCCAAGCAGATTGCTGCCATCTAATGTGACCCAATTCCATAATGCTCGGCAGGTGCCAATAAACTGATCGGCTGACGCTTGAACCCAACCACCAATCTTTTCAGGAAAACCTGAACGAAAACGAATTTTGTCGCCGTCATACCAACCACCCTCGTTAGAGTAGTCTGTACCTTCTCGGTTGAGTCCTGGTCGGAATTGTAGTTTTTGGAGCATACTGGTTTACCCTAAGATAAAAATAACGCTCGTTCGTCGTTTCTACGAGTTACCAAGCCTTTCAGTACTTTACCGCCAGCCAGTGTATATTTCAAGAACTCTTCCGCAGCGCCTTCCATATCCCCACGCAAAACCTTCTGACGGAGGGTGCTTCGCTGAAGCGTTCCCAGACCAACATTAAAGCTAAAACTAACGAGGGCATCGAACTCTCCTTGAGTAAGTTTGACAGGACAGTAGCGTTCAACGCCCCGTTCAAAGCGGTTAAGATCGTCTCGAAGAATGTCATCTACTTCCTCCATCGAAAAGGTGCGGTTATCCCGTTCTTCTAGCGGGTAGGCATCCCGTTCATCTATCTTTAAGGCTCCTTGCCGTGGGTAAAGTACATGACCCACCCCAATCGTCCAGAGCTTGGCTGGACAACGGTAAGGCTTCTGTCTCACACCTTCGTGATGTTTGATCATCTTGATGGCTTTATCGCTTACCTTCATTTCTTAGAAAATGCCTGAGTCCCGAACCAGAACGCAATAATGGAAGCCAAAATCTGCATCTCGTCACTATCAAAGATCAAGGTAATTGACTCGGCAAAAGCTGCACCAGACTGCCATGCCCACCAGATCGAGGCGATGTCTACAATGATTAAGAGCAGAACAAACAGGTAAGTCACCATCGGGCGAACCGAGGCACGGAGGTTTACGACCCACTGAGAAGCACCCTTACCAATCTCAATGTCGTGTGCATACATAGCCTGACGCTCCTGAGCCTGAGTCTCCATCGCCACTTGCTCGGTGCGGATCTCTTCTACACGGGCTTGGGCTGCATAACCCGCTTCCATGAGTTTAAGTTCCCTCTCCATCTGCATAGCAGCCATAGCGAGTTCGTGCTTCTTATCGCCCTTGTCTTGGAAAAAGTCCAGTAGTTTAGGCAGACCCCCCATGAGGAAGGACAGCGCTGTGGATATTAGTGTAAGCATTATTTCTTTACCCTTTCTTCAAGGAGTTTGACCCTCACATGAAGGTCTTGGATTTCTTTATGAAGCTCTGCTTTAAGAGCATGACGTTTTTCTGCTGATAATGGGCTATCCGTTGGCACGCCCTCAGATGTAATTAAGGCTGGCATCTTGCCCTCGATCTGGGTCAAGCGGGTCTGAAATGACGAAACTTGCCCTAAGAGCCACGCTAGAGCAGCCACAATGATTGGAATTACCGCCTTTAGTATGTCTTGCATATTCATTTTTTACTCCCCCATACTATGTAATACGCAATCCAAGCTGCCACTAAAAAGCACCAGAACTGCACCCATTTAACCTTTGCCAACTCTGCGTCAAAGTACTTCTGATCTTCCTTCTCTAGCCGTTCTATTTCGGTCTTGAGATCTAGCACCTTTTGCCACTCTTTAGTGCCATGCTGCTTTATAAAATCAACCCTCAATTTGTACTCTTCATCGCTTATCTTCTTGCGGTGTCGGTACTCCTCAAGGGCTTTGTATATTGCACGTTCCTTTTTTAGCTCGGCTTCCCTGCGCTCCCGTATTTTTGCTTGCGCTCTTTGCTTTGCTAGGTCTACTGCCTCCTTCTGAACATCCTCGATGTTCTTGCCAATCTCTTTGCCAGCCTCTCGACCAGTCTTAAACCCTTCGCTGATCCCCTTGGCACCAGCCCCCAATCCGAGTTCGTCTGACATATCTCACTGTTCTTTGCCTCAGAGTGTTGACCCACCAAACGACATATTGGCAACCACGATAGCTACGTGCTGTTCTGGTTTTTCAAGGCTATGCCCACAGTCACTGCACATCTTGGCAGCTAACTCAGCCTCAGAAACGTCGTACCCACAGTTTGGGCAGTAGATCTCAATGGTGTGGCGTGGCTTAAATTCACCGTTATTGATTGAGTCTTGGATCTCTTTAATCATGTTTTGACTCTTCTTTCTCTGTTTGAACAGGCATCCATTTACCACAATACCCCATTGCATCGTTCCTATATCGCACTTGCATTACCATGGCACCATTTTCTTTTTGTACCATTTTGAACTCAGGCACTGAGCCTGGGTAGATTCTGCCTTTGCAATATTCAGTTCGCATTAATATTTACCTTCCGCAAATACATTTACAAATACTGTATCGTCCTCTAGTGCTTCAATTTCATGCCATTTACCGCCCAACAAATTAACGGGTTGTGTATTTTTCGTCATAACTAATTCTTTACCTTCAACACGCAATACACAAGATCCAGAATGACATACCGTTGCATGACTATAAGCGTGTTCATGTTTTGGCAAACCCTGACCTTTATTGGCATGGTAAACATTTAAAGTAGCCCCATCATAAGTAAATGTATGTTTTGGATTTACTCGTGCAATCACAAAGTTTGAGTTCCTGTAGAAGTTGGCTCAAAATCAATGCTTGGAATAATAGGTGCTACATAAGGTGCTACTTCACCAAACTCACCGTTTTTTGCTCGTTCAAATAAATCACGACCATGAAATTCAACATCATAAGAAGCCGCCCCAAATGGCATTTCTTCAACAAACTCTTCCCATTTAACAGTCAAAATAATGCAAGTGCCTTCTTCATTATTCCAAATAGGGTCTTTAGCGTATTCAAGTGTAAACATATATTTTCCTATTTAAGATACTCTACAACCGAGCATATAAGCATCACTACCGCCTGAGTTTACAGTTCCTGACATTACCTTCCAAGTTCCTGATATTTGATTTGCTCCGCCTGCAGTAGCAAATCCACAAGACTGAAATCCTGACCAAGTGTCTGTAAACGAATAATTAGAACCAGGAGAAAAACTTCCAGATTTTCTAACAAAACAGTAACTTCCAACGCTGTTAAATGATGGGCAAGCAACAGTTAAAGTTCCGCTAGTAGTAATTGTTCCACCACTAAGTCCGTTTCCAGTTGCTACGGATGTTACTGTGCCACCACCTGTGGCTGCGATGGTTTGATTTGGGAAAGATCCTGTAACCGTAATTCCAGAGCCAGCAACTAAAGAAGGTGTTGAAGTACCCGTACCACCCTGAGCTACAGCTAAAGTACCTGCAGTAATACTAGAAGCGTTTACGCCCGAAGTTGGTAAGCGAGCAGAAGCCAAAGTCCCGCTAGTTACGTTTGACGCATTGATTGCACTTATGGTTGCTCCGTTACCGCTAAAAGCCGCAGTAGCCGTGATGGTTGCGCCTTGAATGTTGCCCGTATAAGTTACGTTGTTGGCAAAGGTAACGTTTTGATTAGTATCAATGGATAGCGCAGTTACGCCGTTGTTTGTCTGGAACGCTAAGTTACCAGTCGTATCCGACGTAAGGTTTAGTGCGGTACCCGCCGAGGTTCCTGCTGATATTGTTGATGGCATAGTTATGCTCCTGCTGTAATTGCTTTTAACTGCTCAAGCGTGGTGGCTGCATCAGCCAGTTGAGTAATATCTCTTAGTCTTTGCTTCTCGGCTACGATTGCGGTGGTGTCTTGGTTTGCTTCTAAGGCACGTTGAAACGCTACGTCTTGCGCTTGCAATAAAGGTGTACGCTCTTCCCGTAAACGAGCCTTAGTAATTTCTTTAGCTTTGTCTAAGTTAACTGTAATAGTTGCGCCGTTAAGTTCCCAAGCGCTAAAAAAATCATTGTGTTCATTAGGTAAACTATCGGCGTCGACAATTAAAGACCCGGCTGGAGTATCTTTAGCCTGTACTTCTTCAATAGAAAGTTCGCCAGTTGGGACGCAAACAGATACACCCCCATTAGAATTTGTAAAAATTATCACTTGTGGCATAGTTATTCCTTTAATTAAGCGCTAAAGACCGCAACGTTGACATAATAATAAAGATTTGTATTGCCGCCAGCACCAAAATAAGCAACAGTTAAAGAACTTGCACTTGGTGGATAATTTCTATCCATACAAACAACACCAGCGTTACTTACTCCATTTCGCCATTCTCCCATTCCTGATGCCGCATAATTACCATTAGGCATTGCGGTAGTAAAGTTAAGTGTATAAGTTGAGCTGTCAATATAAGTAACAGAAGAAATGTTATAGCTTGCTTGGATAGTAACTGGATTAGACCTAGCATCAAATCTTACCCAAGCCTTAACAAGTTGATTTGTATTGACAGATGAAGTAGCTGCAATTGTTTGATTTGGGAAAGAACCCGAAACCGAAATACCAGAACCTGCTACTAAAGAAGGTGTTGAAGTACCAGTACCACCATTAGCTACAGGCAAAGTTCCAGTAACACCAGTAGATAGCGGTAGTCCTGTACAAGAAGTTAAAGTGCCAGACTGTGGTGTGCCAAGAATGGGTGTTACAAGTGTTGGTGAAGTACTTAATACGTTATTCCCAGAGCCAGTAGTTGCAGTTGCCCCAGTACCACCAAACGCTACGCCAACCGCTGTGTTTTGCGTATATATAGTGCCATTTGATACAAGCGGAGCGCCTAAAGTGGCAGACGCATTTGGGACACCAGAGGCTTGAGTAACTCCGTCTGGGTATGTGACCCCGGCTGTTCCGTTGAGTGTTATTGGCATATTAGGCTCCTGTTAAGGCTTTGATTTCATCGGCTGTTAGGCCAAGTGCAGCTAGTTTATTTAGTGCGGATGTTTTAGCTTCTATTTTTGCTTGTGCTGCAGCCGCAACTTGCGCTTGAGTAGATTCCCATAAAGCATCAAGTTCTTCTTTGGTTGGTTTTGGTGAAGAATCAAGCCATTCTAAACCTTCATAATCTCTACCAACTAATACAAAGTTTTTTCCTACAAAGTTTGTAGTTAATATTAAAGAGTAGTCAATCATCCTGCAATCTCCATCAAAATAATGCTAGAAGCACCAGTTTGCTCCCACCCAGTATTACTATTCGCTGGCCTATTTACAAAAGAATAAGCAGAAGAACCACCCGAATTACAAATTTGAATTTGATAAGAAACAGATGATGTAGTTGCTGGAGAATCTAAATACATAATAAGAGCAGTTCCAATTTCACCACCATCACTTGTTCTCATTGCTGTTGAGCCAGTTCCGTTATAACCTGACGAATTTCCAACACCAATTACTGTGCCATTTCTTGTTGCACGAAAAAAAGCATTATATGAATTACCTGCTTGTGAAGCTGTAATATTAGCTATTAGCAAAATTTTGTTAGAACTTGATGCAGGAGTAATTGAAGCAACCATACCCGATATATTTTGATAGGTTGTTTGATTTGCGCTTCCGTTGCTATATGTATATTGAGTAGTGTCGTTTACAGTCACGACTTGCAACACAGAACCCGCTGGAAGACGAGCGGCTGGCAAAGTACCAGTAGTAATATTTGAAGCAGAATATCCTGTGCAATTTGTTAGCGTACCTGAAGATGGAGTACCAAGAGCACCGCCAGGAGATACAAAATCAGTGCCAGCTACTGCCGCAGTAAACGCAGAAGTCCCGTTACCTTTTAAAACCCCAGTCAAAGTATTAGCACCGGTACCGCCATAAGATACCGCCAAAGTCCCACTAGTAATAGAACTTGCATTAAGTGGGGTTGTAGTACTAACCAAAGTCCCCGAAGTGGTCGGTAAAGTAAGGACGGTAGTACCCGCTGCGTTGGCAGCTTGTAAGGTACATGTACCCGATACGTCACCTGCAATGACAACTGAAGCCATAATGATTCCTTATAAAATAACCCAACGGCTGCCCGCTGGAATAGTAACTGATACACCCGCCAAAATGTCAATGGGTCCCACGCTCTCGCCGCTATAGCCCGAACTCATGGTGTAGTTTGACCCAACTGTCTGTCTATTCTCATAAACCGCCCCTCCAGCCGCTGCACCTGTACCAGAAAACGCCGTATAAAAATTAGTCCCATTACAAAATACTTGGGTTGTAACCCCGTTACCAATCTCAACGGAAGTGCCTGTTGAGCCACGAATATTGATAGCAAAACCGCCGGTTGTATCGTTAACAACAATATATACTTTATTAACCAGTGGAGCAATAATGTCTCGGATGGCTGTGTTTGTGCCACTTACCACCAAAACCGCATTTCTAGCTTCGTCTGAAGCACCGTTCAAATTGGACAGCGTGTAATTGGCATCCGTCATCGTAATGTTCTGAACGCCAGTAATGGCTTGCTCTAGCAAGGTTCCCAGGTTGGTATTAGTGGTTGTACCCCACGTACCCGCCCCTTCGCCGTTTGCCAGCAACGTTAGTTTTAGCGATTGCGAATATGTTGCCATATTTCTTCCTAATCAAAGCCCGAAGGCACCAATACTCTAGTCCAGTTTGGAGATTGACTTGGCGTTATATTAGACCAATTTGGTGTCTGCGCCGTGTCTATTATTCCCCATACATTGACTACCTTAAGTTTAACAACTGCTTTTACTCCTGTCACGTTTGCGTCGATGCTAATTGCAACAGAAACCGTACCAACCTGTCCTACCGCATAGACCCCAGTAACATCAATAAAGGAGTCTACTTGTACATCTACGCTATTTAACAGAACCGGTATTGCAAACCCTGTTACATCTATATAGTTATCGGACTGGGTGGTTACGTTACCTAGCAGTACTGGTACTGCAAAACCCGTCAAATTAACTACTGCACCGCCTGTTACATCAACGTTACCAATTCGCCCTACAGCGTATACACCGGTTAGGTCTACAGTCGCATCGGCCTTAGCATCTACGTTTCCAACCAATACTGGGGTAGCGATACCCGTCAAACCTACATTGGCATCCGCCGTTACAGCTACGTTACCAACCCGTCCTACTACATATACGCCTGTTAAATCAACAGTACAGCCAAGACTTACATCAACAGTCCCTACTACCCCGACCGCCGATACCCCAGTAACAAAAACCGTTACATCAGGGTTTATACCTAGTGATGCGAACGGGGCACCGGAATACGGTGAGTCCGCAAACATTTACAGTACTACCCAACGACTCCCCGAAGGGAGGGTTACTGAAGCTCCCGATCCCACAACTACAGGTCCCACAGAGCTGGCTGAATACCCAGAAGGTACAGAAAAACTAGAACCCACCGTCATGTTGTTAACAAAAAGCCCGTTGCTTGCCACCATATTTGGGGCAGTTAAAGCATTGGTACCTGGATTAAATGTCAGTTCCGTGGACGATACGTTAGCCGCACTAATTGATCCGCTAGTTGCCGTAGTAAATACTGGGTAGAACGAAGCGTTTGTGCTGGTGTCGTTGGTAATCGTAATACCGGCAGTAATAGTGCCCCAAGAGGTATTAGACCCGTCAGTAGTTAGGTATTTACCATTGTTACCTGTTTGGCTAGGAGCCAAGGCATTAAACGCCCCGTTAGCTGTAGTTTGCCCAGTACCACCATAAAGAATAGCTACTGTATTACCCTGCCATGTGCCGGAAGTAACTGTACCTACCCCAGTAATATTAGCGTACGCCCCAGACACATAAGCAGACCCAATAGTCCCAGCAGAAATATTGGAAGCGTTAATTGAGGTAATTGATAAACCACCACCGCTAAGATTTGTAGCGTTTACAACGTTGGCGTCAAAAGACCCGTTAGTATCACGAAGCACAATAGTGGAAGCACCATTGGCAGAAGAAGCAGTAGTCCTGGCATTTGATATAGTCCCCGAAGTAATGTTTGAGGCATTAATGTCCGTAATGGTCGAACCATTACCAGCAAAGTTTGCAGTAACCGTGTTGGCTGAGAAGTTACCACCAGAGTCCCGCTGAACAATCGTTGATGCCCCGTTAGCAGAAGCTGCCGTAGTTCTTGCGTTGGCTATGGTTCCACTTGAAATATTACTGGCGTTGATAGCCGTAATAGCCGTACCGTCTCCACTAAACGAAGAAGCAGTAATGACGTTAGAGCCAAAGTTTCCAGAGGAGTCACGCAGCACGATGGTGCTTGCACTGTTTGCTGTATTCCCAGTAGTACGGGCATTATCTAGGGTTCCAGATGTAATGTTTGAGGCGTTAATTGCCGTCAGAGCTATGCCGTTACCTGAGATGTTGGTTGCATTAACCGTAGTTGCGTTTACAGTATTAGCCGTAAAGTCGCCGTTTGAGTCACGAGCTACGATGGTAGAAGCACCGTTAGCTGAGTTAGCCGTGGTTCTTGCATTAGCTAAAGTACCAACAGTAATGTTAGATACGTTAATAGCCGAATTAGAAGCAGAAGTTAACTGGCCTTGAGCGTTGACTTCAATAACCGATACATTTGCGGAATCGCCATAAAGACCAGAAGTTACAGTCGTATTAGCTATGCTAAATGTTAGGTTGGAAAGATTAAGGCCTGTCCCCGCTGCATAAATCTGAGCAGTGCTAATTTGAGCAAAGGTAATATTTGACGAGCCAAAAGTAATTGTGCCTTGGGTATTACAGACATAAGTCTCGCCCGCACCAGTATCACCGTCCTGAACAAAGAACGCATCACCAGCGCCTAATGTATTGGGGTTGGCTAAACCAAAAGTATCGGCATCAGTTGCACGAGTCAAAACCCACTGTGCAGAAGCATTACCTGGATTAGTAACTGTATAAACACCGTTATGTACTGCATTTGATTGGGTGTAGACTAAAACACGAGCTGTATTGGATAGCGTTACACCATCAATGACAAGAGCTACGTTAGCGCCATTGTTTGTAAGCGTCGCACCCACACCGTTACCAGCACCATTAGGCTGGACATAGACGGCATTTAAAGCGGTTGGCGACTCTACTAAAACAGGCTCGTGGTATGAAATACCTGTGGAAAAAAGCCCATCAACATACTGCTTGTTAGTAATGTCGGTATTGTTTGACGCATTGGTTGTTATGGTTCCGGCAGTCAGAGTTACCGTATTTGCAACTAGGTTTGTAGTATTTACTTGTGTAAATGTAACGACATTCGCACCATTACCCGAAGTGTTAATGACGTTGCTTGCATTTGTATATACTGCTTTTTCAGCTGGCTGAGTAACAAATACATCCTTTGTACCTGCTGAAAAATTGACCAAAGAACCGCTATTACTAGAGGCTAAAACAGTATCTCGACTTAATTGATCGGGCGAAGTGTACGTGCCGATACCTACTTCCCACTCAGTCCCAGCTTGAGACGCAATGGTGTAGTAACACGTATTTCCACTACCAATGGCGGAAAAAGACTGATACCCAGCAACAGCACCCAAAAGGGTAGCCGTACCCGTGCTGGTTACAGCAGTGGTTTCTTTAACCCTATCTTTTAAGATGAGAGCCATTTACAGCTCCTTAGCTAGCGGTCAGACGAATAATTGCATTGCTTGCATCAGCAGTTGGGAAATTAACAGCAAAAGTTCCGTTAGTCGATGTCTTATCTCCACCAAACGCTAATACACAAACTGCGGCATTAGATTTGCTGTTGTTATAAATAAGAGCACCGTTAGCGGTAATCGTCGAGTTAGCCCAAGAAGTGTTAGCAAACGAAATATAAGCTACGTTGCCAGAGTTTGTTGGGGTCACAGACACCGTTAAAGTATTGCCACCAGCAGTGTAATTGCCAGTAGCAGCGACTTCGTTGGTTGCTGAGTATGCAGTTGTATTTTCATTCAAAGTAGCTGAGCTGGTGTACAGGGCTAGCTTAAATGTATCTGCTGAAAAATTTTGGGTTCCATTCAAGAGTTCAACCTTGAAGGAAGTCGCCATTGCTTGGGTAATTGCCATATAAAACTCCTAAATTATCTAACAGGCCCGGGTACGGGCAGCCTAAGTTGTCCATCACGGTATGCGCTTCTTCTATCTTTACCATCACCCAAGTCTTTGAGCAACGCTAAGGATTCTTGATACTTCTGCTCGTAGTAATTCACCATGTCTTGCTCACCTTTTTGGTAAAT